AGGGGGCAACCTTGGCGAGCCTCAGACAAGGTGGAAACGCTGCGAGGACAGCCCCTTGTCTTAACTGCAAAATCCTTTGTGTGGTATCTGCACAATTTCATTTTCCTGTTCCTCGATTTTTAGTTCTTGTCGCTCTATGACATTAGCTGCTGCCAACATCAAACTAGCTAGTTGCAAGTTTTCCTGTTCATGCGCTGCTATTCTCAGATACTCGATTATCGGGTTCAAGGTTTTGTAGCCTCTCAATTTTCTCGTTCATTTCATCCAAGAATATTTGCACTTCTGTTTGAAGCTCGTCAATCAATTTGTCATCACGCTCAATGCGGCAGATAAAAGTATTTAGATTAACAGGCAGCCTGTCATCATATGACATAAAATCGCACCACTCTTTTTCGCAACAGGCCATTTGCCATTGCATCTGTGTGATGTATTTTTTTGGCACTTTCTCTTTAAGTAACGTGTCAATATGAGTTGCTGGCTGTGGGCATTTAATTTCTAGCATACCCTTACCAACTATCCCATCTGGGCTTGCACCTGTTTGTGCAATCGTGGGGTGATCGACAAAACCAATTAACTCAACATCAACATCATGCAGAAACTCATAAGCTGCTCTAGCTTTTGGCTCTGTCTCTGTGCCGTGTTGCATAGCTGCGTTTGTGTAGCTATCGGCAACAGTGCCTGTCAAGATTTCAGCAATTAATTGCGCCTCATAATTAGCTCTACTAGCACCCCAGCCTGATTTTGTCTTGGCTACTACATCAGCCACCCTTGAAGCAGTGACCTTGCCTAAACGAGCCTTGAACCACTCTTCTGTTCCCTGCTCCATTATACAGCCCTCTTTTTTTCTAGGGCTGCTTTAGCAGTTTCAAACTGGCGGCTGTCTATTTCGTTAAAACTTTTTACGCCAAGGTATTTGCAAAACTTGCCAAGGTCAGCATCAACATCGTTTGCTAATTCAGTTAACGCATCAACCTGATCTTGCGTTATCTTAGTTGCCTGTGGCTTGTCTTGTGTCAGGCTTTCGCCATCGTCATCTTCTGGCGCAATGCCAACCATGCCACATAAGCCATACCGCCTTGCATAAGTCTGACCTGACCCAAATGCTTGCGCTGGGTTTTTAGCCCCTTGCCATCCAACAATAGGCACACCAAAGTCCTGCATAGCCTCGCCACTTGTGTGCGTCAGAATTGTGCGTATTACAAACAAGTCACCCTCTTGCATAGTTGGCTGGCTGATGTGTATGCCATACTCATTAAGAATGTCGCTACAAGCGTTGAAGCACTCTTTAAGATCAGCGTACTTACTTTTGAAATGTGGGTTGGTTGCGGTTTTCCTTGCGCCACCTATTTTTAATTGTGCAGCGCAGAAGGCTTCATGGATCGTCATTTTCTTTTCAGTCATGTGTTTGTTCCTCGTTTGATTGGTGGGGGAGCCGAAGCCCCCCAAGTTTGGTTAGCGGGGGTAGAGGTTTATAAGAGCGTCTATTTTAACCTCTGTGGCATTAGCCCCATATCCCTGTGCGATGATTGCCCCATCGTTGTAAATGGTATATTCCCCTTGGCTGTCTTTATTGCTGGTCAGCCGTCCAATGTAGTTTCCATTTTCGGTGGCTATTTTTTTGGCTTCTGAAAGTGTCATAATCGTGTTCCTCGTTTTTGTTTCCTAATGTTGATTATGCACATCTAAAAACCTATTGCAAGAAAAAAAAGGGCTTGCCTATACTTTTTTTTTGTGAATAATAGATGGATAGTAAAAACAACGAGGACAGACATGGCAAATTTTAAGCAAGTCAACAAAACAATAAAAGCAACTTTTCCTAATCTTAAGGTAGAAGCTGTTCGAGGTGATGGGTACGTCTGGTTTGATATGTCTGCTACACCGATAGAAACAGAGCCTGTCGAAAGCATTATGGTTCATCCGCTTAGTTGCAATACAAAAGATTTAACGCAACTGGTGATAGAGCATCTGAAAGAGTATCGAAATGGAATTTAATATTACCACAACTCAAACATATAAATTTGAACTAGCTTTTGAGCGTCAGCTAAAGGTAACAGTAACAAAAAAAGAAGTTGTCGAAGCAGGTTATTGCGAAAATGTTGTAGATGGTGATCCAACAGCATGGAAGGATTATGTGCAAGATTACATAAACGATCATGGGGTGACGAGCTTTATAGAAAAAAACAAAGCCTCGATCAGTAAAGAAGATAATGCTGACGATATTTTTAAAAAGTTAAAAGAACATATTGATGTAGCAGTATCAGATAAGACTTCTTTATCAGCAGATGAATTTATCCCGTATAAAGAAATTGACTGTAATGTTGATTATATTGATTGGCTATAAACATGAGCAACAATAAACAAGTAAATTTATTGAAATTAAAACCAACAGAGTTGCTTGAAGGGTTTCTTGCAGACTATAATTCTTTGCATAAGATAGATATTGAAAAATCAAAAACATTGATTAAACAGACTTTTGCATTTTACAAAAATAAAACAGAGGCTCCTGATTATGTAAAAAAAATACAGGACAAATGGTATGAAACATATGACTATTCAGTTTATGATGATGAATATTATTTTACAGACCTCTGGGCGTGTTGGAGCTTATATAGCCGAAATTATGTTTTGTCGGCCAAAAAAAATAAAAGTATATATAATTTTTTAAAAAACAACATAACGTCCATTGTAGATTTAGGGTGTGGCATTGGGTATTCAACAGCTATGCTTAAACAAATTTTTCTTGATGCTGAGGTGTATGGGACAAATTTAGCTACAACAAAACAATATAGTTTCTGTTCACAAATGGGCAGCATATATGATTTTAAGATTAGAGAAAAAGTTAAAGATATAAATAAAAAAATAGATTTAGTTTTTGCCTCTGAATACTTTGAACATATAGAGGATGCTGTAGATAATGTTAAAGAAGTTATTGAAACGCTAAAGCCAAAATGTTTGTTCTTAGCTAATTCATTTAATACTAAATCTGTAGGGCATTTTATTACATACAAACAAAAGAACCCTGATAATTTTTCTATTGAATGTTACGATCAAAGTGTAGCAAGCAGAAAATTTAATAAAGCAATAAGAAACTCAGGGTATGTATCTGTTAAAACAGGGTTATGGAACAACAAGCCACAATTGTGGATTAAATCAAATATTGAGCATAATTATGACTAACAATAAACAGACAGCTAAAGAAGAGCTATTAGAAAAAATTGAATTTAATGAACAGCCCAACTTATTAGATGCTATGGGCGCAACGAAAGATTGGGAAAAAGAATGGCAATCTATGCCAGAGTTTGTAATGGGAAACACAGAGCCATTTCAAAAAATAACAATTAGTTTTCAAAGCCAAGAAGATGTTAAACAGTTTGCAGAATTAATAAAACAGACAATAACAAGTAAAACAGCAAGTCTGTGGTATCCACAACAAGAGGGATATGTCGCACCTAAAAATTTTTTATATGTAGATCAAAAAAAATGAACCCAGAATATCCAATATATATTTTATCAAAAGGGCGTTGGGAAAGTCGTTTAACAATAAAAACGCTTGAAAAGAAAAACGTCCCCTTTCGAGTAGTGGTTGAGCCTGACGAATATAAAGAATATGCGAGAGTTATAAGCGCACAAAAAATTTTAACGCTTCCTGATAATTTTAGCGAATTAGGGCAGGGGTCAATACCTGTAAGGAACTGGATTTGGGAACATTCAATAAAAGAAGGTTGGGAAAAGCACTGGCTAATAGATGACAATATTGTGAATTTTCTACGCCTTAATTTAAATCGAAGAATACCAGTAGGCAGTGGGACAATTTTTAAATGCGCTGAAGACTTTACCGATCGTTACACCAATGTAGCATTTAGTGGTTTTAATTATGTTGGTTTTGCAGCAGATAGAAGCGAAACCTCACAGCCATATACATTAAATACACGGGTCTATTCAACAACGCTGATTAACAATGCAATGCCTTATCGTTGGCGTGGGCGATACAATGAAGATACAGACATTTGTTTAAGAGCCTTAAAAGATGGTTGGTGTACTATTCAATTTAATGCGTTTTTAGCAGACAAAGCGACAACGATGACAATGAAGGGTGGCAATACAGACACGATTTATAATACAGGTGATGAGCGAAAAGAATTTGCTGAAAGTTTAGCAAGGCAACACCCAGACGTTGCTAGAGTTGTCTGGAAGTTTGATCGGTGGCATCATCAAGTTGATTACTCACCTTTTAAAAGAAATAAATTAAAACGAAGTGCAGGAACAATTGTTAAAGAAGGCGTAAATAATTATGGCATGGAATTGGTAAGGGTATGATTGAACGAAATGAAATTACAGCTAAAGCCTTGAAGCAAGCTGGCGGTGCGAAAGCACTTGCAGACTTATTGAAAATATCTCAACCATCTGTGTCTGGCTGGAAGAAGATACCAGCAGATCGTTGCATAGCAGTTGAAGCTATTACAGGCATCTCTCGCCACAAGTTACGCCCTGACGTATTTGGTAGGCAGCCATGAAACGCCACAAGTATAACGCTGTGAAAACAACCCTAGATGGGATCACCTTTGCATCAAAGGCAGAGGCTAAACGCTACTCTGAGCTAAAGTTACTTGCTGAAGCTGGCGTTATATCTAATCTGATTTTGCAACCACGCTTTGATTGTGTGGTGGCAGATGTAAAAATTTGCACTTACGTTGCTGACTTTATGTATTTGGAACGAGGCAAGCAAGTAACTGAAGATGTTAAGGGTGTTAAGACGCCAGTATATAAGCTCAAGAAA